ACCACGGTGGAGATACTCACGTTCTTCGTCTCCTTCGGCTTTGCCACCAGTTACCACGAGGATTCCATCTTTGACCTCAACAGTGAGTTCATCTTTGGAATAACCAGCCAATGCTAGTTCAACTGAGAAATGTGTATCATCTTGCTTGACTACATTATGTGGAGGATACAGCTTATTGTCTGACATCTCTGAAAGACGAGCGATATCATTCCAAATGTGGTCAAACCCAATGAAATGTGAACGTGGAAAAGAAAATGCTTTAGATACCATAACGGCCTCCTTAATTAAAAGCAAGGTTGTTGTTATACTCTACCAGACCATTCTGCGTAGAGGTGTGTCGACCTGTGTCCCCAGTATCGACAAAGTTATTTATATAATTTTTACAGTTTTTAATTGTAAATTTTATATATATAGTAATAGAGCTGTAACAATTCTGTAACAATCGCGTCGTGACGACGCTAAGGGGCAATCCCATGAAAAAACTATTAGTAGCTATTTTACTATTTTCACCAGCATTTGTATATGCTGATGTCTTACCTACGAGATCTCTCGAGCCAGTCATTCATATTGTCGATAGTACAATTTATGTTACCGACAAAAAAGGTAATGACTGGGCAGTTGTAACTAATTGTCAGATACAACGCAAAGAAGTCAAAGAATTTACCGTACGTGGTAAAGCTTTACGCGCCGGTGCTATAGTAAAATTAAGCAATAACAAACACTGCGAAATCGAAACTATTCAGGCGGCGTAAAGACGTTCTGATCGTTATATCGACTTAGTCGTGGTTCATCACCATCCATAAAGGAACAGGTGACAGGTACCTTTGCGCCGTTGATATATCGAACCTCGTAAACTGCAAATGTAAATGGCTGTTCACATGCTGGTTGATAACAACGAACAGCCATTTCTCTTTCTACCTTTCCTTCTCTTTCTTTCATAAGAAAGATTCTTTTGGTTGGCCACTCATTCGTAATACGATTGTAGCACATTTTCATCTGATCACGCATTATATCAGCTTGATCAGCATATGCATTAGTGCTTATTGCGATAGTCAGCAATAGCAGCCTTAATTGCATCTTCGGCAAGAACACTACAATGTATCTTTACTGGCGGAAGCGAAAGTTCTTGAGCGATGTCTGTGTTCTTGATAGAACCAGCTTCCTCAAGGCTTTTACCTTTGACCCATTCTGTGAGAAGAGAGCTTGATGCAATTGCGGATCCACATCCAAAAGTTTTGAACTTAGCATCTTCAATGATTCCGTTGGTCGATACTTGGATTTGCAGCTGCATGACATCTCCGCAAGCCGGAGCGCCAACCAAGCCTGTTCCCACGGTTTCATCCGTTCCATCAAGCTTTCCAACGTTTCTTGGGTTATCATAGTGGTCTAATACTTCCTTTGAGTATGCCATGCTTTATCCAGCTGGACAAGCTGCTCCGTCGTCAGATTGGTCAAAGCCTTCATCGCCACAACCATACTTGCCGTCGTTGTTCTTATCACATGCACGTTGCCAAGTGACTTGAGTAAACGATAGGCCTTCTGACCAAGGAACAAATGCTTTACACCATTCGTGTGAACCAACTTCTTGACTCGGATCAGTACCGTTATCTACTGGTACGTAATCACGTCGAGTAGTCGCGGGAAACTCTTTGAATTGAAAAGTTCGGCCGTTGTTATAAGTTCGATGTTGATACAACTTACCCTTGGTAACCATAATTTGTTCACCTTCTTCAAGAGTAAGAGTGGAACCATCGTCGTAATTAATTACTGTTTGAGCGTGTGCCAAGATGGGCAGGCACAAAAGAAATGCAATGATATTTTTCATTGTGATACCTCAGTTATTTTATCATTAAGTCATTCAATCTTTAATAAGATTGTATCATTATTTATACGTCCATTTAACTGAGCGGGTTTACTATTAATATCATCTAAGAATTTACGTAGTGCAACCTTACCACACTTTGCAAATTCTTTAAGTGCTTCTTCTGGTTTACGTAAAGTCTTTTGTACGCTTTTTACTTTATCAAACCCAACAACACTCGTACCTTTTACACCAAGAGTTCCAATCATTTCATCAACAACATACTTACCAAGGCGTCGATACTTAGTATTATAAACCCACAAAACTTTAGCATCTAGTATATCAATTGGATCAACTGACACAATACTGAGATCTACATCTTTAGCTTTAAACTTGAGTTTAGATACAACCTTTTCTTTGCTAACTGCTTTTGGCTTACGCTTTCTACGATTAACTTTACCTTCAGTAGCCACTGCATCACAAGCACCAAAAATCTTTTCGTAAATATCTTTAAGATTGTCCAATTGCTTTTTATTGACGTGGCTATATCCTTCTTTAATATCTTCATCGTCACTGGCCAACTCATCATAATCAGATTGATACACATCCTTAATGATTTTAGCGTGTGCAGGTTTTACCTGCACCTCATGTGAAAGAATAAGCTTATAAGGATCAAACTTTTTAACATCAACATCTTTAGTTTCCATCCACTCATCGACAACTAAATCAAATTTTTCAAGCAATGGTAACATTTGATCTCGCATTCTTTCTTGAATGCTAATGACTGGACCTTTTGGTTTTTCTTTTTCTGGTATGTCATCATTGATAGATTTAGACTTAAATGATTTAAACTTTTCAACAACAGTAGGAATAGTATCAACAAGATTTTTGACGTAATTGTCAGGCATGTATCCAAGTTTTTCTTGCACATACGTAGCTTTACCTAAAGCGCTTATCCATTGGTCAGTTACTTTAGATAATTCTTCTAAGAAAGAATCATTAAACAATTGAGATTTCTTAGCCCACTTACGCAATGACGTTGCAGTCTTTTTAGCACCAACTTCATAATGAACATAGTAGAGTGCATAATCGTATGCAGCTTTTTGATCTTGCTCATTTGTACGAATAGACAATTGTTTCCAATCAGGTTCTGGTACTAAAGATGTTACTCGTGATTTGCGCTTTGCCATTATGCTTTCCTCGCTTCGATTTGATCCATTCCAATTCCAGAATAACGACTTGCACTACCATAGCGCATGTAATACGCTTCACGTGCACCATACTCTGTCATTGATCGAACAAACCCTTTGCTTTTGTTATCAACAAAAATTTCCCAAATATATATCATTCTGGTTTCCTTAGAGATAATTTTTCTAAGCTTAATTTATCTTTGTAACTCAAAACAAATGCGCTACCTGCTAATATGAATATACCTAAGCATTCATATAATATGCGTATACTATCGTCGCCTTTTGTTTGAAGTAAAATCATTCGTGTCAATGCAGTGATTGCAATAATGATTGGTAAAGTAACTGGAATTCTGTGATCTTTATAGAATGCACCGACCATTCCTAGAATCTCAGCATATATGAATAGCATAAAAAGATCAGCTAATGCCATTTTACCTTGACTATTGAACATATGAATAATGTCAAATCCAGCTGCCCACACAGTTCCAGCTACAATAAAAAGTAACAGAGCCTTTTCTATTTGCTCAATAAAGTTACTTATATGTTTAGAGCTCATATTACTTACTCCAAATCGTCGCGAGCAGACAAAATTTCTGTCAACTCATATAACGTACCTTCAATACTATCGATGGCAAAGTGTGGGTTTGCATCGAAATCTTCGTCAAACTTCTCACGAAACTCTTCGATAGTGTGCTCAATGCGACGAATAGCTTGAGCGTAAATTTCAGCTGTAGAGATGCTCATTCCCAATCCTTAAAGTTGTTAATTTTTTCGTTGTCGTCAAAACCTTGCATGTACTCAGCAATTTCTTGCTTAGTCATATTTTTTTCTTCGACACGATCAGAGTTCATTGTGCCTTCAACATAATAATGAGGACAAGGCCCACGCTGATAATAAGAGTCAGCTGACCCACGATCGTACGGTCCACCGTGTCGCTTATCCATTATACAATATTTCCAATGTTTTTGACATAGGCTTCATGAATGATCTCGTCCATTTTTTCGTCACACACACGATGAATGTAGTCCCAATTGACTTCATAGTTTCTTTCCCATGCAAATCGAATCTCGCTGAGGACACCAGGAAAGAAGCGAGCAGTAGAAGCATTGCGATTACCACCACCATTGTTGAACACATCGTAGTAGCTATTGCAAGCTTTACGAAAACGTTCAAGTGAGGAAACGTGCTTGCACATGCCTTTTTTGATTTCACCTTCACGTGGTACAAGCTTGTGTAGCTCTTCGTACTGTGTTTGATACTTACCGTTTGATTCCCAATAGCTCATGCTGCTTCCTCCAACTCTTCGCGCAAAACTTGGTTGACTTCAGCGTCAGTAAGACCTACACGCTTTGCCTTCTTAGCAAACCCCAAACAGTCTTGAGGTCCGTTACCGTGAAGCAGACAGTCTGCCCAGTCACGCAGGTACTCTCCAGTTTCGCCTCGGTTGTACCAAGGAGTTTCATTTGTGTTACTCATTAAGCTGCCTCCTCTAGTGCATACTTATCTAACCAAGCTCGAAGTTCGGCAAAGGGAACAACATCCCCGTTAATCATTTCGTAAGCTACACCGTAGCTTACTTGCTCGCCGTCGTCTAACACGTCATACGCGGTGAACTCCTTTGCAATTTCCTTGCGAAGGTAACCATACTCAGTGTTGTTAGTGACACGCTTGAATTGAACGCGGTCTTCCAAGACAGTACAATGATAGGGAGCATCCCACTCAGCACAGTGGTCGGACACACGAAAGTCGACATCATCGACGACAGTCTCACCGACTGAGTACTCTTCGAAGTACTCGCTTTTGCTAGTGCAAGCGGCCTCAACACGGGCCCACCACTGAGGGTCCATGTTCTCCTCGATGGTGCAATTGAAAATATAGGTGTTTCCACCCTTCGGCTTCCAGTACTGCGGGCACTCGCCCTCACCGTCCCAATCGTGGGCGCCGTAGTTTTCCATGTGTTGAGTCTGAATAATCGCTTTCATAACAATATCTCCATTTGATAGAACCATTCTACACTAGTTTTCAGTAAAAGTAAAACTTTTTTTTCCCTTAAAAAACAACCACTTATGTGATCGGTTATCTAAGTTATTGATTTTTAAGGGATTTAAATTTATGGAAATATTTAACAAATTACCGTCGCATGCTAGCCAAATCCTTGGCCTGCTCGTCGTCAATTACTGGTACAGCATTGGACTTATGCATGGTAGCGATACCCTTTACGAGGGTGCCAGTGTACTTGAGGGGCTCTGTCCGGGCCGCTACGCTTGAGGCAATAGTATCCTGCACGGAAGAATAATGTACACCAGAATCCCTTCTGTAAGGCGTGGGGGCGGACTGCATGGGGACAAACTTGGCTTTATACTTTTTGTAGACCTCACCTTTGACTTTAGACTTACGTCGCTTACGACCAGCCATATCGTATGAAAGGGTGTTTGTATACATCATAGCCATAGTCAAATCTCCACAGAATGGAAATCCATTCTACACTATTATGATGGCTATGTAAACTGTAAATATTTAACAGATTTTTAGAGAGTAATTACGCCAGCTTTGATGAGCTTTTCTCGGTTTTCCATATGAATAGCTTCAATGTCATCTTTGCTTTGACCGTGATATGGAGCAGCGTAACCTTCGCGAATCATAATGTCACCCATAAACATTTCTGAGTCTGTCTTATGATCGTAAACTTTGAACTTACCAAGAATTCTACCAAACTTACCTTTGGCTTCATCACCTGGCTTTTCTGTAACAAGCATTTGCATGCTTCCTAATGGAATAGTTTTCTTTACAAAATCTTTAGCGAGAAGTCCAAACTTCTTTTCAACTTTGTCACGGGTTCGTGATTCAGGTGTATCGATACCATGTACTCGAACACGCTCATTACGCATCCAAATACCAAAACCCAAATCAATGTCGACATCAACTGTGTCACCATCAATAATTTTTACAATCTTACATCTGTACTGATACATTTATTTTACACTTCCCGTCTGTTTCACCAAAGCTACAAAGCTCAGGCTCTTCCCAATCTTTTTCAGATTGCTTTTGTTTATTTCCAAAAATACGATCCCAATTACTTTCATAAGTTTTGTTATCGATTTTCATTGGACGTCTTTTATCACCTTTACCTGACATTATTTACCTTTACTATATGCTTGGGCACCAAAGAACGCTGCAACTAAACCAGCGACTGCAACAAAATAGGTCGGTGCCATATCACCTAAAATGTTCGATGCTTTTTCTAACCCAGCAAGATCAGTAACAACAACCATGGCGGGATACAGAAGCATACCAGCAAGAGAGAACCACGCCATATTTCTCTGTGCGTCTCGCATTGCGTCGGCATCTTCTAACTCCTTCCTTTTAAACTCCATATACATTGCATGCTCTTCAGCACTAACTTTACCATCACCATTTGTGTCTGCTGGATGAAATTCTTTCTTTTCTTCGTCAGCCATTTGTTTCTCCTATTTGGTTTGTACAACATCGAATCCCACAGGCGAAACTGTCTTGATCTCCACTAATCTACCATCTGTTGTTCTTAACTTAAAATGTGTCTCACTCACTTTGACAAGTTTCTTACATACATAAGTCTTTGGTTTGTTTGTAGTTACTACGTTACCATCTTTTGTTAAAGTTTGGTGCTGAAAATAGATAGTGACTTCCCACTCGTCGTGCAGCCACACATCTATCTTATGTTTTATTTTATCCCATATCTTCATAAGGTTATTTATTCTCTTTAATTATTCAATGGATTATCAAGTATGATTTGAATCTTTTCTTCGAGATCCTTTCTCGTCTGACGCAAATCTTCATCGAGCGTTCTCATGCGCTCGTTAACCTTCAACTCAATATCATATACATCATCACGCAATTCGCGCTGTGTAGTATTTGTCTGGTCGTCTACACGTCTAGCAAGTGCCTCGACCTTATCGAGATCATCAGTAAGGCGATCATCAGTTAATTCTAATTTCTTTTCCAGCTGATCCATTATCTCACTGAGTGTATTCATTGTTTCTAACTGTACTGCTAACTCTTGTTCAATATGAGACAGGTCAGGAGCCACATACTCCTCGATCTGTGCTTTCATATTTCGATAGTCATTATAAAATTCGAATGCTCCCCACGCACCACCACCTAGGGTTGATAATGCTGTCAACACGACAAACATCTTACCACCCTTAAATGTCATGCCAGCAAATTCAAATTCTGCCATATTTCTTTGCGACCTCTGCTAATTTTCTACATGTAGTTCTGATGATAATAGCCCCATTTTCATCGTATATCGTATACCATTTCATTGCGCAAACTCCTTCAGTCTACTTTTTCTTTGGTCATATAGCAATTATGTTCTTGGTCTCTTACCCAAGATAATTCCTGTATGATACGATTATACCATTGCTTATCGTATTCATCTTTTGCTTTATCCATATCGGAGGCAAGTTGACTGATACGAATATCAATGTATTCTACCATTGTATGTTGTTTTCCTCGCCTCATAAGATACTCACAAAGCCGGCAATAAGTAAACCACAAAATATAAAGAAGCCGGCGATGGCTGCTACATCAATATAAAATGCTTTTTTACGTGCAGCTGCTTGTGCTGCTTCAATTCTACGTTGACGAATGACTCGTCTTTCTCTCATCATATCTTCGTAGAATTGTTGTTGTCCAGTATAAAGCAAAAATTCGTATAGTTCTTTTTCGAGTTGCTTTATCTTGTGTCGTGCTGCAGTGACTTGTAGTGCCTGTGCTTCTACACTACTTCCACCAAACAATGATCCGACCATAGATGGATTCTTTACATGCATATCTGCTTCAGCTAATGTTTCTTTAGCATCAAAAAATTTCGCAAATACATCGTACATATCTTCGACCTCTCGGCCAGTCTCAATTGCATTCTTTATCATATTATAGGCAGATCCAGCCATGCTCAGCGCGGCTGCTATCTCTACCATTTTAGTCTCCTACTATAACATTTCCTGCGGTTGGTGCTTCAAACTGAAGATTTTTTAACATCTGAATCTCACGCTGCAGCTTGAGCACTTCTAGTCTCTTTTTTTCAAGTTCTAATTCATATAGTCTATTACAATTTAATCTCTTTTTTGGTGCACCAATAGGAATAGTAATTCTACCATATACACCAATATCTCTTAAAAACTCATCTTGATTATAGTTCAGTGTAGGATCATTATTAAATTGATACATAGGATCATTTTGATTTAAGATACCTACAACACCAAACTCTACGTTTGTCGATGAACCAATTGCTGCTGAACATTCTACATCACCTGCTCGCACTCTATCAGATTGGAAACTCTGAGGAGCATTGGGTATAGCAATGTTGACACCAGTATTTTGTGCAAAGACAAAAGAAGGTAGTAACAATAATAATGTCAATAATTTTTTCATTTTTGTATTTTCGAACATATTCTAGATGAGACTAACGACGCTGTATTTTGACGCTTTACAATTTGTGTCCGTGAACAAATGTATACAACTCTGTCGAGATCTTCTTCTTTTATGTATATATTTATAATTTTTCTTTCTAGGTAAGCTACATGTGTAGTACGTTCATATGATGCCCAAGGCACATGATTAAAGTTTTCGTCAAACACGTCAAATGTAAAATAATTAACGTCAGCACGAGAATTCCACAGGGTCATATTAACCTGATAAATTCCCTCAGCCCATGATTGCTCGAACTTTGGATAGGTGGGAGTCCATGAATGGCCCCAAACGGGACCACTCAGGACTAACAAAAGTGCCATGATATAGCGCATGGTTTAGAGTGCTATACAGTTAGCTTCCACAATAGAGGTGTAAGTACCACCTGGAAGTGCTTTGCTATAACCATAGTCAGCTTCTGAACTGACCTTAAACCACGTGCTACCAGCGATTGACAGATCTACTTCTGTCGTATTATCGTATTCGATCTTATCAGTATCATACGCAGACATACCAGCATCTGACACAGCCTCAACTGAAGTGGATCCAGTCCATGTTACTGTATCATTGAGTGCAGGACTCTGAGAGAAAGAGATAGGATGAGAAATAACAGCTTTGTATGCATCGGCGAGTACTACATCGAAGCGTACAACCGGTTCTACACCACCGTCAACAGCATCAGTTGAAAGAATGCTTGCTGAAGGGTTACCATACACACCTTGCTTGTCGATGGTAACTACACACTTTGACTCAACGTTACCAATGATAGGAACGTCGGCAGCCTGTGCGCCGATGGCCATCATAGCAATTGAAGCGGCCAAAATTTTCTTGAACATTAACGTTCTCCTTTATATTGTGATTTGACTAATTTGTCATGAAGTAAGTCTTGCGCATATTGTAGTCTACGTCCCCGATTATTTCTAGGCAACGTAGCATCTTTGAGTTGCACTGTCTCATTGTATACTGTATCTGGCAGTTGATTATAATATATGTTTGAGAACTGATTCAAAGCCATCTGCTGTTGATGTTTCGCAGTGTCTTGTGCATTCTGTAAGGAACGACCAACTATTCCTAATACAGTTTCGAGATCAACCTCTTCATCTTCATTATCTTCTTTTTCAGACATTCTTTGTCTTTCACGTTCATCTTCATCTTCGTCTCTCATAGTCATTTCCCGATCGATCTCATCTTGTACAAATTGGTCATCCAATGGATCGACTGGGTCAACTGATGGTATATCAGGCATTTCTACCTTATATCCCGGACATGATGGATCCGCCTGTGGATCAAAACATGTATCATACTGATAAGTGTAAACCACTACTGGATCAGTGACTTTACCTTCACCTTCCCATACTATTGAGCCATCTCCCCAATAATCGATAGGAACTCCACCAACACCAACTACTTTGTTGATAGAATTACCTGGCAATCCTGTCCAGTCGTCGGTCTCTCTGAATATGTAACCACCGTCGACTGCATTTTCATTTTGTACTGTCACAAACAATGGATCATCAATATCCTTAATTGTAGTGTAACGATACAAAACTGTATTGACTTGCAAACCTGCCTGCTGAGGCAAAACATTGTTCATTACCCATGCATATCCATTCTGTGCTGCATTGGTCGTTTGACCAAATACTTGTTCAGAGTAGGAGTAAGAGGGCGAGTAGGCCAGCAATACCACCACCAGCCATTGCAGTTTCTTTAGTCTGCTCATCCATATCTTCCTTTAATTCTACTTCTTCGGGACTTGAGGATACTCCTTGTGCTTGCCATGCGGCTTTTGCTTCGGGTCCAATAAGTCCATCGTATGGACACGGCGTACCAGCATTCATCATTGCACTAAAGACCCTAGAGTCTTGGCACATCAATGATACTGCTGCTACTTTCATACCCATATCATATAGAGTTTTGGCATTCTTCAGTCGTTCACAGTTTTCATCAGTAAATTGAGTACCTGTAGAAATACCGAGAATTTGTGTTTGTACTGCTCCAGCCACACCAAACGTACAAAGATCTGAGTTTGACGTATTGATTGTAGGTGTGATTGCTGAAGCCGGAGGAGACTTCAGTGTTGTAGTAGTATTACCGTTTGTCGTGATAGTGCTTGTAGTTGTCGACTCAGTTCTTATCAGATTAGGATCTACAGCTTCTTCTTGCGCCAATGCAGCAGGTAGCCAAGATACTAATAAAATAACACCAATTCCAACGCACAAGATTCTGATCAAGCTTGCGTCTAGTTTATCCATTGTATTTTACCTTAATAATTTATTATTATATTATATAAAACAAGGTGATCCAATGATAAATCAAGGCTCCCGTTGGGCGACGAGGTGGGAGCAATCCTCGGAAGATCATGCCGCTAAGGCTACATCTCCATAGTAGTTGTCATCGTTTGCAACTATTTGTTTGAACCCTGTTTTGACAGACGGCGTTCATCGTCTGATTCTCTACATTGTTTTCAGTCGCCCGTCGATTCCATAACGCCCCCATCAAAAGTAGTCTCAGCGCAGTGATGCCCCCTCATCCGTCGATGGGCAGGTCAACAGTGATAAAACTACTTTTGGTGGAGGCGAGGGGATTTGAACCCCTGTCCGCACTTCTTATTTACAATGTTTCAACGAATACCTGTCAAAAACCTGTCAATTAATTGACAGGTTTCTAGATTTATTTATACTTTTTTCAATTCAAAGATAGCATCAACTTCATCTAAATCTAGTAAATCTTTATCAAGCGAGTCCATCATCATTTTTAATGTTTGATAAACATCATCCGGATCATCACCAAAGACATTTACTGGATTTGATGTATAGTATTTGATAGATCCATCATCATCGTAATATACTTCGTGGATATAAAACCCATATCCTCGATTTTTAGATCTAAAACAAATTCTATAGTTCCAACTCATATTACCAAGCCAGTTGTAGCTTGTAACCAAGCTTTTTCTACTTCATCACTACTTTCTACAATAGCAACAATCATATTACGATAGACTTTAGCTTCTTTAGTATTTGGAGCTCCAGTCATACATATTCCTGGAGCAAATCCCATACCCTGCTCTGTTTGAACAAAAGTCCGCGGTGATTCTAGAGTAATACCACCATCATCTTTTTCTTTATACCGTCCTACAATTTCTCCAACTGGAGTTAAAACAGTAACTACATCACCTTTATTAGACATCATTTTCCTCTTTTATTGATTGCATAATTTCTTCACTAATTCTTTCAATTTCTTTGTCACTCATTAAATCAAAAGTTTTAGCAACACCTTCTATTCGACCTTGCTTAACACCAAAATATTTACCAGCATAAAAAGCAATAGCCAACAATGATGTTGCAATAAATGTATGTTCTAATCCGGTCATTTCTTTTTGCCTATAGTCCGTTGGTGGTTTTTATATTTATTACCATATGCATCTTCACCATTATAATATAATCTACCAGATTGGTGTGGTTTTTCTGTATCTGGGCCGGTTCTTAACTCTGAGAACTTAAGTTGTATATCCCATTCTTCTTTTAAAACTTCTTCATCAAAAAGATCCATTGCATTTACAACCTTAAACTCTTCAACAAAAAATCTTGGAATAGGCATAAAGGCGCTAATGATTGTTCCTTTTGGAATAAAGATTTTTTCATTTGGTTTTGTCATTTTAAGATTAAAAGTAAAATCTCTTCTTAAATTATCTGTTTCAATGACACCGGTTAAGTTTCTAATTCCGTGATTAATAATATTTGGTGGATCCATCGTTATTAAATTAATATTAGGTGGAGTTCTTAATGTCCAATTATTTTGAATTGTAATGATTCCATCACCAAAGTGACTATTAATATGTTGACGGTTATTTTCACTTTCACCAAATTCTATTACAGTATCTTCTAAATCTCTGCCACCATTCCATTCAGCCCAAAAATTGTATTGAGTTTTTACACCAAAGCCGTATTGATTACCTATTGTAAGTGGTAGGCAATAATACGCGTGAGTACTAAACCAATCACGTTTTTTCATACCTGCAAAAGGAACAATAACATCATCTAAATTACCTTCCTCTGCATGATGCGGCAAAGCGGCAATAGTATTTTCTGGTATAATCATCCTAAAGATATTCCTGTTTCTGACCAATGATCATCACTGTGTTCTTTTTGTGAAGTATAAAAACTACACAAAGTATATCTTATTCCTTCTGTCACTTCTCTCACACCATGCAAATATTCTAACGTGCCCGGAAAAATTACAAGCATTCCTGGCTTAATTTTTGGTGAAAAGTTTTTATTAGGAAAATGTATTTCACCACCAGTAAAATTATCATTGAGATAAATTATACTAGCATATTCACGATATGGGAACGGATGAGGACTTCCATCTGGTTCTTCTGCATCAGCATGAGGTGTGAGTTCATATCCATCAAACCAACGTACAAACTGACAAAGATCTGAATACATTATATCTTTGTCGAATATAGATTTAATGATTTTAATAACACGCTTTCTTTGTTGCCACATAATATTTGCCATATATGGATGACCATCTTTATGCACTTCATGCGCGTTATAAAATCTACCATTCCAAAAGTCTACATCTTCATAACTATGGTTCCACCACGTTTCTTCTGGCACCTGTGTAATAAATTCGTAAAGGTGATTAAGATATCTAGGAGACAAAAAATCTTCAACGATAACAATGTCATCAACTCTGTCTGTAGTAATTTCAGTTATCATCTATGTGCTACAGTATAGTCATTACCATCGTGTTTGGAGCATTTGAAAGTTTCCTTTTCTCCAGTTTCTTGATTGTCTATGTAAAAACCACCCCCATCAATACATGTATCCCACAATGTTCTTAAAAAATCATCCATTGCTTCTTTACGTGTAACTGTATTCTCAACATCAATCATAATCTTATGCACTTCTTCTCTTTCTTCGAGTGCAAATTTTAATTTATCTTCCCACACATTTTCAGTATTTGCTGTACCAACAGCAAGACCAATTATAAAGAAAAATAAGTACATTAAAAATTTCATTTGAACGCCAACACAAATAAGATTAGTAGTAAAAGAACATTAGTGAATCCAATTTCTATAGCAAGAATAGTATGATACCACACCCAACGTGCTTGGTAAACTTTATTGACCTCACCGTCTTGTGGCAATTTTTCTACTATAGCTTTATCTATAGGATTTTCTTCAACCGGCTTTTCCAGTTGTTTAATAACGTTATTAAACCAATTCACGATTTATGGCTCCCATGTTTCACACTTAAGTGAAGGTTTTGCATTAGTGTGATATATATCACATTTGCGTTCTTCAAAATCAACAGGCCTTAAAAAACTCCAGTCGGTAGTTTCCCACGCTACTACTAAAAATGGTAACATTGCAATAATTAATAAATCTTTCATGCGTTGTTTAGTCATACCATTTTCCTCTATTTGGTCGGAGTAGCAGGATTCGAACCTGCGACCTTCCGCTCCCAAAGCGGACGCACTACCAAGCTGTGCTATACTCCGTTTCTTTTTGCAAAATATACTCGCGTATAATACTTTCGAGTGATTGCAAAAATAGAAAACGCTATTGTAAAAAATAATGTTGTTTGTGCTGCTGTCATATTATAATAAAACGCAATATTAATAAACAAATAATTTAAAGGAACGTTAATTAGTGCAGCAACAATAGTATCTGTAATTGCTTCTTTAAATGCTTCTTTTTTCATATACTTCCTCAACCATAGGTATATACTACCATAGTTGAGAAATAAAGTAAACTGTTAAAATAAACAAATATTTTCTTGATCAATAGGTTTTTCAAAGAGTACATTATAACCAATGCTGTGTTCATACTCACTCAGCTGACTCATTATATATCTTACTCGTTGTAGGTGTTCATGATTATCAGTGGGCGGTGGCTGTTCTTCAATAGGTTCTAAACAAAAACATCCACCATTAGTTCCTAGGCTTATGGATTTACCTGTTTCAGGTATTACAATTCTTTCGCTACGATCTGAAAATCTTCCAGTTGAGAGATCAGCATAAGACATGATTGTTCCGTAGCCACCATAGATACCTTGGTATTCTGGATTATTTTCATTTGGATTATAACCGGGTAAGTTATATCCAAAACCATATTCAAAAATTGGTACATTTATTGCGTCATCCCATTCGTGCTCTAATCCTAATAAGTGACCAACTTCATGTACAAATGTTTCTGATGCTCGTTCATAATATCGAGTTGTTTCGCCTTCTTGAAATGTATCACCATAAAAACATTGAGAAATACCTCGAGTATAATCTAAACCATTTGTTGCATCTAACTGAGCTACACCACATGCAATAGGATTTTCTGGTCTCTTTTTAAAGAGAAATGCTAAATCTGCATTTGCACCGCGCTGCCTTTCATCTATTTCATTATAAGGAGATCTACCATAAAAGAAATCATAGTACTCACCTCTTAAGTCAGTATTTTGTGTCTGTACTTCCCAAATTCCTGCTAGGCGTAATCTTATATCAACATTAGATTCAGCAAAATAAATGTTTGCTTGTTGTAATTGATATAAAACAAATTCTTCATCTTCACCTAAGGCAACATCAAGCGCGACTAATATATCAATAATAGCAATACCATCATTATTTACATCGTAAGGATAACTTACTGATGACTTTTGTTTAATACCATCACATGTAGTATATTCAAAACGACTATCACCGGTGTCTGTGTACGTAGTAGGACACTCGGTTGGTTCTTCCATTTGTAATTGTTCCCAACATTCTTGTGCTACTGGCTTGACACGTTCTGAATATGAACCACCTTCGCCATCTGCATAATCCTGTATTAGATCGTCACGTAAAACATTGTCAATAGTATTAAGTAATTCTAAAAATCTTTCTTCTGGTGTTATTAACGCACAGTATGATTCGCCAATTGGAGTGCCACGCTCAAGTGGACCTTCATAACCACATTCCTCAGATTTTTCTTGTTCTGAACGTACTTCACCACCCTGTCCATCAGCTGTAATTGTAACTTTAGTTGTATCTTCACAAAACTCATCAAGCAATGTACCTTCTGTTGGTGGTTCTACATAACCACACTGTTCTGAGTTTGGAGTTTCTTGTTGAGTAGAACCGCCGTTACCATCTGCAATTGTTTCGATGAGTGTTGTTCCATTACATGATGTTTCTAAAACAGTTCCTTCTGTTGGATTAGAAGGTGGCGCTATTACTGCTGTTTCTTCTGCACCTCCACCGCCACCGCATCCTGTTAAAAGAAGTAGCGTAAATAATATTTTTTTCATTTTTTATTATCCTTTTCTTTATTTTTACGCATCACTTTTTTACGACGTCTATACTTTTCATTATCTTCTCGTTTACGCGTATAGTCGTCTAAATCGTCTTTAAAGCTTTCACTAATACTTGGTAAAGACTCTTCTTCTTTTGTTTTGTATTGCCACTCATCTGTATGACCAACACTCCACTTTGGTTCAGTTTCAACTGCATAGTTTTGTGTACATACTTTAAAATCTGGCTGAAGAAGTTTGTCAGGCGTTAGACTTGAATCTCGCCAAATAACTCTATTATTTGGTTGAGCAGCAAATTGGCCATTGTCTAGTCTTATAACGTTAAATGATTTGTGCTCAGGATCTTCTTCACTAAAATTAGTATTTAAAATAGAATGATCTCTGTGGCAATTATCAATTGTAAATTCATATTCGCCGGCGTGCATATTCTTATCTTTACCAAAGAATTCGCAACGAGATAATATTGGTTTTTGTACTACAGTAATATCGTAGTCAAAGCAATCCCACAATTGTAGGACATCGAGAGGAAGGAGATCTCCGTGGTCTGTTTTCCAAACAAACGCTGAGATTGGAAGTTTGTCGTATAAAGCACCATAATCAGTGAGAAGTGTTTCAAAGTATAATGCTTTATACATTGTACTTTTAACACTAATCCACACACCTGGTGTAAATTCACCATGGCCTTTTTCTAAATCATACAAATATTCTTTACGAACGTAAACTGAAATGGGTGGTAAAGGATGAACTAGAAATGCCATAATTATTCTTCTTATTGATTAGTGTAAGGTGCAAACTCCATTTCAAAATTTTGTGCAGCTTTTATATTTTCAAACATAAAAGAATGCTGATAAATGTCAGTATATGATTTGAAGTGCCATTCATATTTTTCACATTGTTTCTTACACCAATCTTTACCAGCAGATTCTAAATCACTGTGCAATGTAACCACAATCCCCGGCATCCATTTTCTTTTATAATCAAATATCTGCTGTGGTGTCATAACGAATATTCTAAATTAACCTTGCTATGTTTTTCTTCATCTGCACGAATACAAATCACCATGTCTGCAAGTTTTGCATCTTCTGGTAAATTATAATATTCAATGGCCAGCTGTGGAGCTGGAACATTTTCTATCTCACCTTTATTTATCAATGATAGATATTCAGTGTAACTTTTGACTGCTTCTGCCTCAAAGTAATGTGTCATTCTATGAGCAGTTTTTGGTGAAATCAAATAAGTAATAAGATAAAAGTGCCAAAAAATAAATTGTGCAAAAACAATTAACCAACGTTCAAACCGATTAGGATTAACAATCTCAATAAAAAACATAAGATGTTTACGCTCATTTTCAGCTTCAGCTAGCATTTCATGGATCATTGTTCCATTGCCGCGCTCCATTTTACGAAGACTGCGTAAATGGACTAACATACCTGCTACCATGCCAGGAACACCGGCTACAGTTTCAAGCACAACAGCACGATGGCCATAACGTTTAGCAAAGAACGTGTCAGCAAAGAACCGAAAGAACATCGTCATTGATTTTGCAAACCAATCTCTCATCGTGTTTCTTTCAAGATTTTATCTACACCTTCGACCATTTCGAGGGCATGCACGAACTTATCGACTTGCTCTTCGACTGCGCCAACTAAATCAGGGTGCTCACCGATGCCGACTGCCTTTTCATATACCTCGATATTTACGAGTGCTTCTTCACAAATTGCTGCGTGCTTAGCTCGCACTGCTTTCAGTAGTTTGTCTTTCATCTCTGCTCCTACATTGAACTACGGTTTCTTCTCTTACAACTACACCTTGCATTGGATATGGTAGTCGTTGTTTCTTCTCTATAACAGTTGTGTACCACTCAAAACACTCACCTTGTTCTTCTACATTCGAACAAGCTGGTATGAATAATGCAAAGAGCGCTAGCCCTCTTTTTCCAAGTCCCATACGCATTTGTTTTTCCTCGGATCTGGTTGAGATCTCTTTACCCATAGATGGCCGTTCTTTTCAGCATCTTGAAATGTTAGTGCTGTAATAAAGAATGCGGCGATTACTAATAAGTGTCCCCCTACACTACCGATACCAAAATAAATGGTATATCCTGCCCACAAAGTAAACACAACAGTCCACATCACTGACAAGTAAAACATCAGAATGAATTGTGTGAATGCGTTTGGAATGTGGCGCAGTGGATTGACCTTTAAACTAAAGAAAAAGTTGTACAGGTCATAGATTGCAAAGCCTAATTTCTTAAACATTAGAACTGATCCTCTTCAGTCGAACCTT